TGCGAAACTTCATAAGATTGAAGAAGGGAGATTGGGAAGCTGACGCTGTAATTGTACCATTAGATCCGGTAGTTAATAAGACTCGAGTGTCATGTAAAGACATAGTTAAACATTTTATGACTATCGAAGATCAAGCTAAAATGACACCGAATGATAAGTATCAAGCGAAATTACTAGTGATGCATACGGTAGCTGTTAAAAAAGAACGCTATTTGGCTCCTATCCATATTCCAATCACAGATGCAACTCCTTATTTGGATGAATCCAATCCTCAATATTGTTTTGAAGAACCGATTCCATCAGATTTGCCTAGGCGCGAAATATTGAAATTTAGACAATATTGGACATATTTAGCTGGGACAGATAATGCGTACTGTGGGGCTCCTTTAATCATATTTAATTCTGGAGTTGCAAAGAAAATTGCCGGTATACATTGTATGGGCAATGCTGCGATGAAAGGTTGGTCATGTGTTGTTACACAAAATATGTTATTGGAAAGCTTAGCTAAAGTTAGTCAACGTTATCAATGTCAATTGGAGCTTCCAGATATGGTTAATAGAAATGAAAATTCTGATGTTCCACTAAACGCAAATTTACATATTTTTGGAGATCTTGATGTGGGAGTATCATCTGGTGGTAATACAAAAATAACAGAATCAGTGTTGCATGATGTATATAAAGAACATACTACATTGCCAACCCAAATGAGACCTTTGAATGGTATTAATCCAATGGAAATAGGTTTGCGAAAGTTTGGTAAACAGACTCCTTATGTAAACCCAAAATTAATTAAAACATGCGTTTTTGATGTATTTGAAAATTTCAAAACAAATGAAGAACAAGATCGTAGATTTAAACGCGTGTTGACAAATGAAGAAAGTGTTGTGGGTGTTGATGGAGAGCAATTTTTGGCACCAATAAATCGGAAAACATCATTAGGATTTCCATATAATGTGATGTGGAAAGGATCAGAAGGGAAGAAAAACGCTTTTGGTTTTGATGAATATACATTGGATACCCCTCAAGCAAAACGTATATTTGCGGATGTTGATCAACTCATTGCGGATTGTCAGAAGGGAATTCAGGCGAACGTGTATTGGACGGATACATTGAAAGATGAACGACGACCAATTGCTAAAGTGTTATCAGGAAAAACACGAGTTTTTACAGCTGGTCCAGTCCATTTGACATTAGCAATTCGTAAGTATTTCTTAGGATTTGCTGCACATGTTATGGAAGGAAGAAATGCCAACGATGTGAGTGTGGGTACAAATGTGTTCTCTACAGATGTTGAAGAAATAGTTCGGAAATTGTTTTCAAAAGGCAGATGGACAGATGCGGAAGGAAAGAAACATTGTAATGTTATAGCAGGAGATTACGAAAATTTCGATGGTTCGTTACTGTCACAGGTTTTGTGGGCAATCTTGGATGCTATTAATGATTGGTATGATGATGGAGAAGAGAATACCACTATTCGGTACACATTGTGGACCCATATTGTGAATGCTGTTCATTTGTGTGGGAAAACGGTGTGGCAAGCTAATCATTCACAACCATCAGGATGCCCTCTAACGGCTGTATTGAATTCAATATACGGTGCTGTTATTGTGCGAATGGGATATTTGGAATGTGCAAGAAAACAACTTGGAGCAGGATTGGCAAATATGGAATGTTTTAATAAATTTGTGGCAATGGTAGCTTATGGTGACGACAATTTAATAGCGGTAAGTCAGTTGATTGTTGGATGGTTTAATCAAACAACTCTTACTGATGCGTTATTGGTTTTTGGTCATGTGTACACTGATGAATTAAAAACAGGACAAATAGTAGTTATTCGCGATTTGGAGCAGGTTAATTATTTGAAACGTAAATTTAAGTTTTGTGATGTGCTACAACGCCATGTGGCTCCATTAGACATGGACGTTATTTTGGAAATCCCACAGTGGACAAAGAAGGGAACTCAGTCAATGGATATAACAATGGCAAATATAGATGTTGCGTTGCGTGAATTATCATTGCATGGGCGCGAAAAATTTGATGAATGGATGCCTCGTTTAAGATCTGCTTGTATGAGGAAAAATGTTCCATATCGATTTTTACAGTGGGAAGAATATTATGCCAAAGTGAATGACATCGAACCTGAGTGGGAAACGTCAAATGAGTGTGACACTGATTGGGTGTTACAAACAGCTTATAGAAATGAGTTGACGGATGAATTGGACAAATTTTTGCAAAAACGAGTTAAAAATGCGGATCAAATTCAATTTATAAAGAATAGTATCAAAAAGTGTAATCTTGGTTCATTTTTTTTCCACAAGAGGTCTAGAACAATATTTCTTGTGTCTAAGAATTGTGAGGATGACGCTTTTAGATCAGCGATAAACATGGTTAAATCTTTTATGAAAATTGATACATGGTGTAAGGAAAATTCAATTTTGAATATGTGTATCAATGTGGGATCGTGTGATTTTGGAAATCAAATGATTTACGCAGTCCCAAATATTTTAAAACCAGTAGTGCGTGCTTATTTTCCTTCAGTACGTATACATTTGCACATGTAAATGTGATCTTTTAATTAAACATAAATTTCCTAAGTCAAAGTTAAATTAAATTGCTATTTACATAGGGGCCGCTATTTTTATAGTTACTTCCAGGATGGCCCGAGGCAGCCCCTCATTATCCAGGAACCTTAGGTGCGAAAATATAGATTAGGTAGTCATATTTTCAAAGTTATTTACCTGCTGCAAATAATCAACCAACAATAAACGAAGTTTGTGATGTCGAGCACGAACAAGTTCAAATTATGTCTCTCGACACCCAAGGAATGATTGCGACTAATACATCTGCGTATGAAGCCACATCAACATCTCAAATGCTTAAAATGGCCACAGTCGCTGAACCTAATACGCATACCATTCCTGATTTTTTGAATAGAATGTACC